GGCATTTTATGACTATTTTGGAAGTGTTAATGTACTCGACTTTAGTGCTGGTTGGGGTGATAGGTTGGCTGGGTTTTATTGTGGAGAGACTACAAAATCATATGTTGGGATTGACCCAAACTCAACGAATCATCCAAACTATAAGAGACAAGTTGAGTTTTATAAAAAACATCAAACATTCTTTGAAGAAGAAAAGAATGTAGAATTAATCTGTAGTCCAGCAGAAGATGTGGATTATACAGAGTATGAAGATTATTTTGATACAATATTTACATCACCACCTTATTTTGATGTTGAGAAGTATAGTGATGAAGACACACAGAGTTACAAAAGATATACCACGATTGATAGTTGGAATGAAAACTTCTTACATAAAACAATTGGAAAATTGATACCAACACTCAAACAAGGTGGGATAATCGCTGTAAATATAGCTGATGTATATCATGAATCTGTCAAAGGTTATGTGGATATAACTAACTCTATGAATGATTTTATAAAATCTAAAGGTCTTAGGTATGAAGGTTGTATTGGTATGGAGATGACGAAAAGATTTAATTCTGCTGGAGCAGGTAAAGGAGTAAGTGATTACTACTCGGAAGATTTAAAAGAGAAGGCAAAAGAAACTGAAAATATTGCTTTTGGTGAACCGATTTGGATTTGGAGAAAAAATTAATTTACGGATTATTAAATGATATTTATACAAAAAGAGGTTATATGAGCGAAAATACATTATGGGTTGAAAGACACAGACCCAAAACACTTGATACATACATTGGAAACGAACAACTAAAAGAAAAGGTAAAACATTATTTGGATAGTGGAGACCTACCACACCTTTTGTTGTTCGGTAAAGCTGGAACTGGTAAAACCACATTAGCTAAATTACTTGTTAATAACATAGATTGTGATTATCTATATATCAACGCTTCAGATGAGAATAATGTGGAGACCGTGAGAAGTAAGGTTAAGAACTTCGCCTCCACTATGGGTTTCAAAGATTACAAGGTTATAATATTAGACGAGTGTGATTACATTACACCAAATGCCCAAGCCGCACTTCGTAATCTTATGGAAACATTTTCTAAACATTGTCGATTTATCTTAACTTGTAATTTTGTGGAAAGAATAATCGACCCAATACAATCTCGTTGTCAATCGTTTCAAGTAATACCACCAAATAAAAATGATGTAGCTAAACATCTACACAATATATTGACCGAAGAGGGTATAGGATATCAAAGAGAGGATTTAGGTATATTGGTTAATAGTGGTTATCCTGATATTAGAAGAGTTATAAATGGAGCTCAGAGACAATCTATTGGTGGAAAGTTGAGTATAGATAAACAAAGTATAGTAGAAAATGATTACAAGATGAAGCTAGTGGATATACTCAAAACTCAAGATAAGAAAAATGCCTTCAAAAATATTCGTCAGTTAATGGCTGATGCTAAGGTTACAGACTTTGCTGATTTATTCAGACTTTTGTATGACGAAGTCGATAGTTATGGTAGTGGTAAAGTAGCCGATTGTATATTGATTATTGCTAAATATGAATTAAGTGATTCACAAGTAGTGGATAAAGAAATCAACGCGATGGCTATGTTGATAGAAATTTTAAGTGTTATTAAATAAGGAGTTCAAATGTACTTTGAAGCAACGGTTGTATTCATAGAAGAAATACAAATGAAAAATGGTGTTAAAGAAAAAAAGGTTAGAAGAAGTTACTTGGTAGAATGTGATTCTGTAAGTGTTGCTGAAGCTAAAGTAAATGAGTTTGTGAAACACTCACCTTTTGTTTTTGAAACAATATTAGTTAAACAATCTAAAATAGTAGATGTTATATTGGATGAAGTGTAATGGAAAAATATTGGGGTGAGAAAAGAACACCGAAAACAACTTTAAATTCATCAAGTAAATCAGAAAAACACATCTCCGTTCATGAGAATAAAATTTATTACTATTCAAATGTAAATCGAGATAGTGCTTCTGAGTTAAATAAAAAAATAGGTGAGATAGAATCCAAAAGTTTAACTTTATGTAATACATTGGATTTAGACGAACCACCAACACTAAGGATTTTTATCAACTCAGGTGGTGGTAGTGTGGTTAGTGGTATAGCATCAATGGACACTATAATTAGAACTAAAGTGCCTGTTCATACATATGTCGATGGTTTCGCAGCAAGTGCTGCAACATTCTTATCGGTGGTTGGTAATTACAGATTTATGAGTAGAAATTCATATATGTTAATACACCAACTTTCAAGTAATTTTTGGGGTACATATGCAAACTTCGAAGACGAGAAGAAAAATCTTGATTTGATGATGAGAACAATAAAAGATGTTTATAAAAAATACACAAAAGTACCGATGAAAAAAATTGATGAAATATTGAAACATGATTTATTATGGGACGCAAAAACTTGTTTGGAATATGGTTTGATAGACGAAATTATTTAAGGAAAGAAAATGGCAAAAAGAAAATTTAGACCACAACCAGGTCAACAACCTCAAGCTCAGCAGGTAAAAGTTGATTTATCACAGGCCGAGACAATGAAGTGTGAGGATTGTGGAAATTATGTATTTATAAAGGGTACTGTGTTGAAGAGATTATCTGCTCTTATTAGTCCGACTGGTCAAGAGGCTATCGTACCGATTGAAATATTTAGTTGTGGAAATTGTGGTAAAGTTCCAAGTACGATGTTAAAAGATGTTGGATTAGATGGGAGTGGTGTAGAATCTTTACAACCATGATATTTATTTTCATATAATGGGAGAATAAAATGAAAGTAAATGTAAACGATGTTCACATTTATCAAAGTAGTGCTTCACTTGATAATGTTATAAATCAATTGAATTTTTACTTTGAAATAAGTGGTTCAAGGACTAATGGTGGTATAAATACTGTTAGGAGATGGTATACTTTTGAATGTGAGCCTGTCACTTCAGCTTCTTTTACTCCTTATACAGACTTAACTTCCCAAACAGTTCAAGGTTGGGTACAAAGTTCATATGGAAGTAATTGGGGTTCATTCACATCAAGTGTCGAAACTTTACTAAACGAAAAATTAACAGCCCATCAAAACTCAGATTTTCCTTTGACGGATATATCTTGGGAGTCGGGCTCATTTATCACAAATGGAAATCTTACTCAGATATATTTTACAACAAGTCCACATCTACAAGCTGATTGGGGAGAGAATGACCCTTGGCTATAAATTATGGTAGTCTATTGTGATAGAAAAAACTCAGAGACATCCGATTTTTGTATAGATTTTGATAACAATTTTTCTGATTTGAGAAGAGAAATAATGTGTTTCAATAGAAATATAAAATGGGATGGTATGTGGAATATTACTGAAGCAAGAAAAAGATTGAAAAATAATTGGAAATTAGTAATATTCAAACCTCAAGATAAGATAAAAGGTTGGGGTTGGTTGAATAAAAACAATAAAGAAATTTGTAATATTTATGTAAACTCTAAACATAGAAATCAAGGTATTGGTACAAAGATTGTAAATTCATTACATCGACATTGTCAAGATTGGGATAGATGGTGGTCTCAAATTGATGATTGGAATATCCCATCTCAAAAAGTTTTCTCCAAGTGCAATTATAAAATTTTAATATAGACCTATTTATTTAAACAATCCTAATAAACAGGAGAACAGTGATGACACCACTTAAAAAAACAACAATAGGAATAGCTCTGCTATTTGGGTTATTATCTGCACAGACTCATGTGCAACTTCATTATGATACAGAACGAGGACACTACACCTCAACATTAGAAATGTTTAAACCTGATGATTTAGGTTCGAATTTTTTCTTTGTTGATTTCGACTACGAAGAAGGTCGTCCAACTTCTGCTGCATATTGGGAAATAGCAAGAATGTTCAATGTAAAGAACATAGGACTTGGAGTACAATACAACGGTGGTTTAAATACCTTTGGTAGTTACGAACCATCTTGGTTAGCAGGTGCTGAGTATCCAATCAATTTGGGTATTGGAACACTTGTGTCAAGTGCTTGGGTTAGACACACACATCTTTATGGGTATGGATGGCAACTTACTGGGGTTTGGTATGAACAACTCTCGGACAAAATATCATTCACAGGTTTTGCAGACATTTGGAACGATGGGGATTTAGTCGTTTGGATGGCAGAACCACAGATATGGTATAGTTTCGGTCAACTGGCAGTTGGTGGAGAGGTCGAGATAAGTCAAAACTTCGTGTGGGGTGCTGGTGAGGATATACAAGTAATGCCGACTCTCGGTGTAAAATGGGAGTTTTAAGATGAGTAACGAATTACTTTTTATTCTACAGATGATTGTATCCCTTTCATTTGTGTTGTGTTTATTCAGACTCGGTAAGGAATACCTTGTCGGTTACATTGGATTCGCAGTAATCTTATCACAGATATTTGTCAATAAACAATTCGATTTATTCGGTTTAGCGGCAAGTGGTGGTAATGTGATGTATGCATCTTTATTCTTGGCAACAGATTTGCTAAGTGAATGGTATGGTAAGAAGGAAGCCAAACGGGCAGTTAATATAGGATTGTGTTTGTCCGTAATATATTTGGTTCTCTCACAGTTTATTATAGCCTATTCACCAAATGGAGCAGATTGGGGTGCCGCAGAATGGTTGGGTGGATTATTCTCATTAAGTCCGTCAATTGTGATTGGAAGTCTTTTAGCTTACATATGTGCACAATACAATGATGTACATTTGTTTCACAAGTTGAAAGAAAAGTTCAATGGTAAACACCTATGGTTAAGAAACAATGTAAGCACGGCCGTTAGTCAATTCATAGACACATTCATTTTTATTGTGTTCGCGTTTTGGTTAATACCCAACCTCATAGGTCATTCTGATATGCTTCTACCATTAAATGTGATGTTACAGATATTTGTTACTACCTACATATTTAAGTTGTTTGTAGGAGCAATTGATACCGCATTTATTTATGTGAGTAGACATATCTAACTCGTTATGGCCTTGGAGAATATAACAAACAAATTAAAAGATGTTAGTCAATACATAATATCAAGTTCTAATGGATGGCCTGATTATAAAGTTGGGTTCTTATGTAGTTACGACTTTACAATTCAAAATAATGAACCAAAACTATATGAGTTCAATACAAATATAGCTTGTTTGTATGACGCTCCCATGTCTTTCAAAATTCAAACTTTGACCAATTATTTTTCAAGTCAAAATATTGATAAACTTTATGTGTTTGGGTTGGAGTATAATAAAAATGTCTCCAATCCATCCAAGGCCTTCTACGAAAAACTAAGTAAAAGTTGTTTAAATTTGAACATATCATCTTCTTTGATATTGGATTCAGAAGTATATAATAAACAATGGAATATTCCATCGGGTTCAAATGAATATACACTCTTCATCCAAACACCTTATAAGTACGATGAATTAAATTCTTTGGTTAGTGGTTCTTATTCTAAAAGAAATTTTAAGTCAATACTTTCTCATAGTCCATCTTCATCGATGCAAATACATGAGTTTAATCCTAAATTTTTGAAAGGTAATGACAAATATCCTGATTATATCGTGAAAAATAGTGAAAGTGACAGAAGTTTACTATCAGGAAACTTGAAATTATATTCTTATGATGAATCACACTACAAAAAACTTAGTCAATCATTATCAGATGATTATATTTTAGAAGAATATATCATCGGTAGTGGCAGTAGTCCAAATGATAATTACACTTATAATTACGAATATACTAATTCTTTTCTTTTCAGTTATGATAAGGTCTTAGATTTAGGAATAGAAAACCTATCTCATAGATTGACAAGAAAAAATTCATATGAATGGGATTTAGTTCCATCTTTGGAGTACCGACATATAGTCCATCAAGATGTTCACTTGGAATTATCAGATGGCTCTTACAAAAAGGTGAGTGAGTTATTGATTGGAGATATAATAAAATCAGTAGAACTAAATGGGTTGAGAATTCAAAGTAACGATTTAGCCAAATGGAAATCAAATGATATCAATGGGACTATTTCAAATTCTAAGATTACAAATATCTTAAATAAAAAGATACCATCATATTACCTTGTAAATCAAAAATATAAGTTACCTGATTGTTATGGTAGAGTTGTTGAAAAAAAAGAATTATTTCAATTCAATGTTCCTTCTGAATTAGATTTAGATAGTAAATTGATATCAAAATGTTCTGATAATAATTTTAGTTTAAAAGAAATAAAATCTATAGAATATATTTTACAAGATGAAATATTTTATTCAATAGAACTTGAAGGGGCTGACCTATTTTACATGGATGACTTATTGGTTCATTCGTAAGCAATTTATTCAAAGTTTCAAGAGAGTGAAATACTATTTATAATTATGAAAACAAAATCTTTGTTTGACCACATTACCCATATAACATCGAAACAAACAAAAAACTATTGGGAAAATCTTAATGATGCCGATAGGAAGACTTGGTCTAACTATATGGTTCACAGATTCCTTTCGATGAATATGAATTGGACAGAATTGGTCAATGAAATACAAAAATATAAATTAGAACCAAAAGACTTATATCGATTGTATACCGAAATATTACCAAAGGGTAAGCAATGGTTAAGGTATACCAAAGGAAAAAAGGTTATGAAATATCCAACTTGGGTTGTAGAAATTGTTACAAGGTATCATGAAGTTAGTGTAAAAGAGGCTAATGAGTATTTAGAAATATACTATAGTTCAGAACAAGGTAAGGCTGAATTGAAATCCATACTTCAAAAATTCGGAACCGAACCAAAGGAAATCAAGAAACTAAATTTACCCTAATGGCAAGAGTAAACTATGAAACTCTTGGTAAACTAATTGATGTAGATGATAAGGACTTAGAGTTCCTAAGAGTTACAAATTCTATAGATGTTGTTGATAGAGAATATGGTGTAGAAGTAATATTTGATTATTATAGAAGACATGGATTCCCTCATTATACAATTCGTGAAGAAGAAAAGCACGACCATTTAAAAAAACTGAGAAAGTTTGATGTCGATACGATATTCAAAGATAATCAAATAGTTCAAACTATGCATGGACTAAGGTTGTGTTGGACATATCACCCACACTTTTGGGAAGTTCGATGTGGTAGTGCGAAAAAATCGCCGATGGAAATATTCTTGGATGATGATATGTTCAAATCTACAATTAGGAAATGTTGGAATTGGGAACAGAAACACTACAAAGGTGAAGACCCAAATGGAGAGAGAAATGTATTTCATGAAAATAGACTTAGACAATCAATAAAAATTTATAGTGGTACTCAATCCGTTAGTAACTTTAGACCTACAGCAGCAAAACTAATATATGAAAGGTATGGTGGAGATGGGATTATATGGGATATGTCTTGTGGATGGGGTGGTCGTTTGTTAGGTTTTTTATCCGCTAAAAATACCAAACATTACATTGGTACTGAACCATCCACAATGACCTTTGATGGTCTAAATAATATGAGCAAAGATTTCAATTATATAAAAAAGAAAGTCGATATATATAAACAAGGAAGTGAAACATTTCAACCTGAGTCAAAATCGTTAGACTTATGTTTTACTTCTCCACCTTATTTCGATACTGAAAAGTATTCAGATGAGGAAAGTCAAAGTTATAAAAAGTTCCCTACACAAGATGAGTGGGTGAATGGTTTCTTAAAAACAACCATAGAAAATTGTTATCATGGACTTAAAAAAGGTGGTTATATGTTATACAATATAGCAAATACACCTAAGTATAAGTTTATTGAAGAGGAGACTCAGAGGATTTCGACCTCACTCGGATTCAAACAAGAAGAAACTATTCAACTTACTTTATCAAGTGTTATGGGAGCAGGACACAAATACGAACCAATTTTCGTTTTTAGAAAAGGATAAAAGATGGAACAACCAGTAATGAAAGTGAACTATTCTAATGGTTCAAACTTAACTCCAAATCAACAATTAATGTTTAAAAACTTGGAGTGGGGTATAAATTTAGAATCAAGTACAATGTACTTGAGTTATGAAATTGACCAAGACCAACTTTATGCAGTCATGACAAGGTTTGATAATTTTGTAAGAGTTAATCCTAAACAAGATGTTACATTAAACATTACCTCTTATGGTGGTGATGTTTATGCAATGTTAGGAACAATAGATTATTTCAAATCTTTACCTGTAAAGGTTAACACACATTGTGTAGGTGCTTGTATGTCAGCGGCAGCTGTCATATTAGCTTGTGGTACTGGTAAAAGAACAATGACAGAAAACTCAACCGTAATGGTTCATGAGGGTTCAGCATTTGAAGGTGGAAAGACATCAGATGTACTAAAAGGAGCAGACCACCTGAAAAAACTACAAAAGAACATCAATAGAATACTTGGTGAGGTAACTACTAAAGACCAACAATTTTGGGAAGGTGTATCTAAGAATGATTGTTATTTTACAGCTGAAGAATGTTTAGAATATGGTATTATTGATGAAATTATTACTTGACTTTAACATAAATTATTCGTAAATTCTTATATCACATTAGGAGAACTATATGTCAGAAGAGACAAGTTTATTAGAAATGAAAAGAAACTCAATCAAAGATACTCCAAAGTCAGAACCCACAACCGATAATATTGTTGAGTTGATGGAAAAGGAATGGCCCGAGATGACTAAGGAATTCAAAAAATTACAAAGAGAACAATATGAATTGTTCTGTCACAAACAACATGATTACGGTCCTGGCAATATATCAGTTGGAACACAATTGAAGACTAAGGAAGAAATAAAACTATCACTCACAGGTTTATGGTTTCGTATGAATGACAAATTACAACGAGTAAAAACACTATTAATGAACGACAGAGAATCAGCCGTAAAGGATGAACCATTGGAAGATGCTTACCTTGATGTTTCAAACTATGGAATAATGGCAACTCTTGTTGGTCGTGGAAAGTGGGGAAAATAATGAAGACAGCAAAATACTTTACAGCTACATGGTGTGGCCCTTGTAAAGCTTTTAAACCAGTTATGACCGAGATAAAAAGTGAAGGTCATTCAGTAGAAATACTTGACATAGATGAGAACAAGGCTTTAGCACAACAATATAATGTTAGGTCAGTTCCAACAACTGTCATTGAAGAAAATGGAGTTGAAGTAGATAGGTTCGTAGGTGGTTTACCTAAACAATCTGTCATTCAAAAATTAAATGGCTAGAAAAAAATCAGTATCGTATAGTCAGTTCGCTTTATGGGAACAATGTCCATACTCATGGAAACTACAATATGTAGATAAGGCTATACCTTGGTCA